TGTTTGCGCTGCTAGCTAGAGGGTTGCAGCAAAATCCCATAGTCTTTACGAGTAGGCGGGACTTAACATTGGAATCATTTGGGGTGTATCAGGAATTCTACATCATTGCTATGAAGGATGCTCTGCGTCTTTGGCAACAGCTCGCGATAACCTGGAGCGACCTTGACATGCCACCTCCAGTTGAGGCAGTAAATAGAACAGGACGACGCACCTTCGAGGTAACCATTAGCGACGTGTGGCTGCAAGCGTGTCAGCGCCGGCGTAGTATGTGGAGCATTAAGTTTCCTCTTCCAATGCAGGCGACGGCACAAAACATGGTGCTGTATACATTCTACAAAGGTAGTCAGGCTGGCGTGAACATCAATGGGTTCTTTTATCATGTCAGTGGCAACAAGCGAGGCACGTACGGCACTCCACATACTCCGTATGAAACTTGGATATTGGTCAAGCGCTGGTATGAAGCGAATGGAGGGGAAGTAAGTTGGGCGCGGCTGCCCTACCCAATGGTAAAGAGAACGCGGGTTAGCAGAGGAATGAAACTAGTGCCAAGTCAAACCATGCACATAAGCGTGGTGCGGCCGAAGTGGGGTAGTAGAGAGACTAATAAGAAAACGAGCACGACATGGCGAAGTCGGAGAAGGCAAGCAAACCAACCGTCGCACGTAAGCGCTTGAATGGCGCTAACGGGCACGCAAACGGACACGATCCCAGTGTAGGAAAGGGACGTAACAGCCTCCCCCGTAAAGAGACCACTCGGCGATATGCCGGCAACCGTCACCTAGCCATTATCGCTGGGAACTACAAGTCCGAGTATGCCCAAGTTGCCAGTGAGATGATATTGAATGGAGCAATGGATAAAGAGATACAGGTAGCATTACAGATAACCAAGACTGTGTTCAACTTATGGAAAACTCAGCATCCTGAGTTTGCAGCAGCGCTCGACATTACCAAGCAAATCTCGCTTGCTAACCAGCGTGTGGAACGCAGTGTGTATGAGATGTCGAATGGCTACTCGCAGGATGCGATCAAAATTGTTATCACTGGTGGTGAGGTAAAGCGCATCAAATATAAGGAGTCCGTTCCTAAGAATATCAATGCCGCTAAGTTCTGGCTTGCGAACCGGGGTAAGGGTTGGGGTAAGGATCCGGAGCGTCCCCAAAGTGGAGGCAATCTCACTGCTAATGTGACAAATATCCACTTCATTCGTTCAATGGATACTGGGCGAATGAAAGAATTGCGTAGCTTATTGAAGAAGACTATGACTCCAAACCAAGGCTTGAAGCGGCTAGACGTTGTCGATATAGAGCCTGAAGATGATGAAGACGACGAGAAGAAGTAATGCAACGTCGGCGATTAAAAGACCTCAAACCAGAACCTGAGCCTGTTGTCAAGTCCCAAGAAGATGACGGGGAGGCCGACGAGGGTAAGGTAGATCCGTTACTGCTTGAGGCTATTATTGCTGAGATGGATGATGAACTAGACTATCGTGAGGGTAGGAAGAGTGAACGCTTCGATCCGCCCGAGCCTAGGCCGTTAAATCCTATAGAGTGGCTAGATCGTAGCCATATGATGGTGCAGCGCTGGCGCCATCGCAAGCTAGCTGAGTTTCTAGAAGATCCAACTATGATAGAGAATTTGTATGGGGCCGAGCCCATCAAGTTCATCTGTCATTGGCTTGATGTCTATGAGCCTCGTAATGCTGGCAAGGGTTTGCCTACTCGCATGCCCTTTATCTTGTTCACACGTCAAGAGGAGCTGATACAATTCTTTCATGCCTGCCTGATCGGCGATGGCAACGGCCTAGTCGAGAAGTCACGAGATATGGGCGCTACTTGGTGTGGCTGTGCCTACAGCATCTGGCTTTGGCGGTTCGTGGCCGGCACTGCTGTAGGATGGGGATCAGCTAACAGCGATAAGCTCGACCGGCTAGGTGATGCTGGCAGCATATTCGAAAAGATACGGTTGTGCATTCGCGGCTTGCCACCAGTGTTTCTTCCGCCGAAGTTTAGAGATGACAATTTGATGCACAAGCGGATCATCAACCCAAGCAATGGAAGTAGCATCACCGGCGACATTGGCGATCAGATCGGTCGTGGAGGCCGCACTCGCTTGTACCTCATTGACGAGAGTGCCTATCTCGAGCGTCCTGACATGGTTGAAGGCGCTTTGTCAGAGAATACTAGGGTCCGCATCGACATCTCGAGCGTGAGCGCTCCCGGTACCGTGTTCCATCGCACGCGGCAAGCCGGTATTGAATGGGCACCGGGTAAGCCTATAAGCCAGACAAGACACAATGTGTTCTTGATGGACTGGCGCGATCACCCTGAAAAGAATGCTGAGTGGGCAGCTAAGAAGAAGGAGTCATTCGAAAGTCGCGGGCTCGGGCACGTGTACGCTCGCGAGATAGAACGTAACTATGCCGCCGTCGCCGAGGGTGCAATCATCAAGCCTGAGTGGGTAGATGCCGCTCTCGATGCTGATAAGAAGTTGAAGCTATTTATGACCGGCGGCAAAACTGTTGCTAGTCTTGACGTTGGTGAAGAAGGTGGCGCTTCGAATGCCTGTAGCGTTATTGTTGGGCAAACTCTCAAAGCGTTGAAGGCGTGGCAAGTACGGGATACCGCGATCAGTGCTCGCAACGCTATCAATGTTTGCCGGCCGTTCGCGCCGTGCGAGCTCCAATACGATAGCATTGGAATTGGCGCCGGCATCAAAGCTGAGACTAACAGGCTTAGGGATGAGAACCTGATGCCGGCCGGCATTATTCTCGTACCTTGGCATGCGGGCGCCGAAGTATTGAACCCACACGAGCGCATAGTTAAGAATGATGAGAAGTCGCCTACCAACAAGATGTTCTATTCTAGTATCAAGGCGCAAGGCTGGTGGCACGTGCGTCAAGTGTTCTACAACACGTGGCGCGCAGTAACGCAGGGTGATGAATTCCCAGTTGAAGAGCTAATCTGTATAGACACCAGTGCTATTGAGGTTGGATTGCTCCACAAACTTCGAGATGAGCTGTGTCAGGTTACCGCGACCACGGCAACCGCCAAATTCAAGCTGGCGATTACTAAAACTCCTGTAGGAACTCAATCTCCAAACTTAGCGGACAGCCTAGTCATGGCTAAATGGCCGATGCCAACAGCAATGCCTGGAATGATAAGCATGTTTGTGGCGCCTATAGTCATTCGAGCATGAGCGTGATATAGCTGGGTCCAACCAATGCGAAGACTGGGGACGGTCTGATGGCTAATCTTTTCACCAATGCTATGAACAGGCTAGGTACCTCACTAAGTCAGTGGGGAGTTCCTCCTGTTCCCACTGTCAAGCCCTATGCTGAGCAGGGTTCTAGTGGTACGGCTGTTTGGGGTGGGTTTATCCAGGTAAAGGAAGAAAGCCCTAAGTGGGTTGGCCAAGAGCGTTGGCGTACTGCTAGTAATCTTGCGATCAACACATCGGTTGTTGCGGCGGGTGTTCACTACTTTCTCAATTTGATATCTCATCCTAAATGGATATGTCAGCCTTCAGACGTTGACAATCCAGAGGCTGTTGAGATGGCTGAGTTTCTGGATAGTGTGTTGACAGAAACAGCCATGCCCTGGTCAAGCATTGTGCGGCACGCGGGCATGTATCGCTTTCACGGATTCTGCATCCAAGAATGGATAGCTAAAAAGCGACCTGATGGTAAGATAGGGATAGAAAATATTGAAATGCGTCCTCAACATACAATCGAACAATGGGCTATGGATGACCAAGGTACAATTCTTGGTATGTTCCAGCGCAATCCACAAACTGGTAAATTGCTGGGCTTGCCTAGGGGTAAGGTACTTTACCTTGTTGAAGATACGCTGACCGATAGTCCTGAAGGTATTGGCGTGTTCCGTCACTTGGCCGAGCCTTACAATCGGTTGCAGCGGTACCAAGAACTAGAGGTTCGCGCTTACGAGCGTGACTTGCGTGGTATTCCAATTGGCCGGGCGCCTCTATCGGCAATTCGTCAATCTGTGGAGGCGGGCCTTATGAAGGAGGATCAAGCTAAGTTATTGATCCAGGGCATTACCGATATGATCCAAATCCAAGTCAAGCAAAGCGACACTGGAATATTGCTTGATAGTGCCACCTACCAAAGCACGACTGCAGGAGGACCTACGGTTACTGATGTCAAGCAATGGTCATTGGACCTGTTGAACGGTCCGGGTCTGGGCCTTGCTGAAGTCGCGCAAGTGATCGAGCGGTTACAGCGGGAGATGGCCCGCGTCATGGGTATCGATCATATCATGCTCGGCGATCAGGGAGGGAGCCGAGCCGTTGCTCAGGATAAGTCCCGCAACATCTATCTAATTGCAAGCTCGGTGCTGCGCAATATCGTTACCAGTGTGCAGAACGATATTGTTAGACCGTTGTGGGCGTTGAATGGATTTGATGATGAGCTGATGCCTAAGCTAATGGCCGAAGACATTGCGCCTCGAGACGTGGTAGAAGTCGCGACCACACTAGCGCGCATTGCTCAAGCCGGCGCACCGCTGGCGCCTGACGATCCGGTTGTCGACGATATCCGCAACTTGCTTGGCGTCAGCCTGTCTAAGCCAATCGAGCTTATAGACCCATCGGTGATGACTGATGAGAATGGGATGCCTATAGAGGGTGACCCTGGTAATCCTGATGCTCCAGCGGGTACGGGTGCAGTTGGTGCCGATGGTAAGCCGCTGCAAAATCCTGAAGCGCAGCGGTTGCCACGTAACACTGCGCTTGGCTCAGATCCTGTGAAGCGCGCTAACGGGAGGATGCTGTAATGCCAACTGTCGCGTTTGATAGTGTACTCTTCGACGTATACGCAGATGTGGCCGAAGCCGACGCGTATCTCATAGCTTCGTTTGGTAGTGCGACGTGGTTTGCTCTTGACGCTAATACCAAAGCACAAGCATTGGTTACCGCTACCCGCACGCTAGACCGGCAGTGTTGGTTAGGAACTAAGTCAGATGGAAGCCAAATACTTGATTGGCCTCGAACTGGCACTGGTGTATCAGGAGTCGAAGATGGCATCGTTCCTGCGGATATTGTCAACGGTAGCATTGAACTGGCCTTTGCCATATCCGGTGGAAGCAATGTGCAGGACACTACAACACCTGGTTCGCAGCAATTACAGATTATCAAGGCCGGATCTGTTATGCTTACCTACTTCAGAGGAGCCGAGGGTCTCGCAGCGCAATTCAGTAGGTTCCCAACACGAGTCCAAGAGCTAGTTGGCCAATATATGTGCGGTGCTCAAGGACTCCTAGGCTTGTCGGGTGTTGCTACTGGTACAGATGGCCAGTCCGTTACCGCTGACCCATTTGGGTTCAACGAAGGAGTTTGATATGGCAAGCTGGTGGCGGCAATATGCTGAAGCAAAGGGGCTCACGGCAGGATCTGGTAGCTGGGAAAGGCGAGTTGCCGTCAATACCGCTACCAGTTTGGGCGCAACGCTCGCCCCAGGAGGTTCATGGGCAAAGCAGTTAGGACTGATCGTCAACACTGCCGGCTCACCCGGTTTGGGACTAGGAGGTTCATGGACAAAGCGAATAGCCGATGAAGATTACGTAGGGACAGGCTCGGCGGGTCGTATGTTGGTGACAGCAGGGGGCAGGGCACCTCTAACCTAGGTGGTATCATGGCTGAAACTCTTACAGTAAAGCTAGCTAGTCCAACCAAACTGTATAAAGAAGAAGAAATCTTAAAGCTCATAGTCAAAGTAAATGAGCTTATTGCTGGCACTGGTAAAGTAATTTCCGTAGAATTTACCCAATGCAGGGCGATCAAATGAAAGTCTCAATCAACGTTCTAGCACGTAACGGAAATGCTGAGCGTACCTGTCGAGCCTTTGCTAGAGGCATCGCTAGGTCCGGCGACAAAGCTGTACTCCGTACCGACCGCGATAAAAACATGGAAGGCTACCAAGCCGCCGTGTTGTGGGGCTTTGTTACCAGTTGTCAGGAAATAATCAAGAATTGCAAGGCACAAGGTATTCCTTTCGTATTCATGGACCTTGCTTACTGGGCTCGAGACAAAGGATACTTCAAGGTGTCGGTGAATGATCGGCATCCTACCGATTACTTCATGCTGCAATCTAAGCCCGACGATAGGTTCAGAAAGTTTGGCTTATCGATCAAACCTTGGCAGCAGTTGAGCCCTAGCAGCTATGTTCTACTGGCGGGTATGAGCGGCAAGGCTGCTTGGGCTTGGGGTATGCAGAATGAGGTTTATGAAAGGGATACAATTCGCATATTGCGACAGTTCACACAGCGTCCTATCATCTATCGGCCTAAGCCTAGCTGGCCTGACGCAACCAATCTTCCTGGGGCTAAGCTTGACAAGATAACTCCACTGTCGAACGCCATTCGTGGCGCGCATTGTGTGGTGACCCACCATAGCAACGTTGGGTGCGATGCACTTCTCGAGGGTATTCCAGTACTCAGCAAGTACGGTATCGCCTCGGTGCTCGGGCCTCACGACTTAGGTTCGGTAGAGCACCCATACTATCCCGCTGGCCGCGAGCAGTGGGCTTACAATGCAGCCTATTGCCAATGGAGCTTAGATGAAATGGC